GGAATTGGAAAATTTAAATTCACATGTCCGTTCGAGACAAAATCAACTAGTTGCAATTATTGATAGTTATAAACAATTTACACAAAGAAACCAACGGAGACGTGGACGCGGTTTATTGTTTTAAAATAAATTAAATAAAAATAATCACAATATAATATTAGTGATGAATTTATCTATAATAACGAATTATAATTATACGGCATTGCTGTTTCTGGTCGGGATGTGTAAAATTATTCACAAATCATATCCAAGAGTGGATGCATATCTACAAAGATTTGAAAAATATAATAATCTTACTTTAGAAAGAAGAAGGTATATTATAAAAAATTTTATCAAATCTTTTTTACTATTTGCATTATCTATTGGATTATTTAAACCCTTGGTTTGGCCGGCAATAAGATATAATCAGTGGAATAGTAAACTCATTCATATAACAGGTGCTATATATACTTCAAACGATATTATGGGATTGGTGATGGTTGACAATTTACCTGGTAGTACAAAAATGCATCATATTATCACTACTACATTATGTCTTACTTGTTTTGGTATCGATTTTCAAACATCACATTTGGGAAAAATGATGTTTGTTTACACTTTTGCATCTTGTCAAGCTTATCTAGTAAATTTTTATCTGGGTATGCGTTTAATTGTTGAAAAAGCTAAATTAGAAACGATGCGTATCGCGGCAAGAAACATTTACTTTGTTTGTTGTACATTTAATTGGGGATGGCATATTTTGTGGGTATTAAATAATTATAGTATTGTGAATAGTGGTCATTTGTTTTATTTTACATTGTTATTTTGGATAATAAAAGATGACATCATATTATTATCCTGGTTAAATAATACAATGATACTATTTTAGCGGTCCATCTTTTCGCGACGGCGTTGTTCGAAATCATTTTATTCCAATTGTTATCTTGTGTTTCTTCTAGTTTTACGAGATTTTCTTTTGCGTTTTATCTTTCTACGTGTTTTTCTTCTTTTGTGTTTTCTTTTATGTTTTTTTCTTTTGGTTTTGCGTTTCTTTCCCCCTTCTAGCTTCAATATCTGTGGCGGTTCATTTTGGTTGGTGAAAATGTGAACTGTTGGTGTTCCGCGAAGCGGTGCCAAAAAGCTTTTTGGACTAGTGTGGTGTGTGTCAGCTCTACGATTTTTGTCCGAGATGATTCCCAGTTTGACCAGTTCGTGTTCGTAATCCCGCAAAACAGCATGTAATACTTTAGTTCGTTCCAGGGGTTTATTCTTTCCTCCTATCTCTCTCCTCATCTCTCTCTCCTCTGCCTTTTTATATTCATCCAACATGCTATCGTGGATAAATCTCCAGGTATGACTCATACCATCATCGAAGAGTCCCTTGGTATGAGGGATTGGCGTGTTTTTCCAATCCTCATTCCCTCCATTTTTCCCCCAATTAGCCCACTCTTTATCCCGCCACTTTTTCTCAGGTCTCTCAATTGCCTTTTCCTCCATTTATATAACAATATAATATAAATTGAAATATCTTAAACCTATCATTACTAGTTTAATTAAATGACTAAATTAGTAATTGTCGAATCTCCCGCCAAATGCAAGAAGATTGAGAGTTATCTTGGTCCAGGATACAAATGCATTGCCAGTTTCGGACACATTAGAGAACTCGCAGATGGTTTAAAAGGAATTGATGTTAAAAACGACTTCAAACCCACTTTTCGCTTATCGCCTAGTAAAAGCAAATACATCAAACCCCTTAGAGCCGCAATAAATAAGGCGGACGAGGTTATTCTTGCGACAGACGATGACAGAGAGGGCGAAGCTATTGCGTGGCATATTTGCAAAGCTTTTAATTTGCCTGTGAGTACCACACCAAGAATTATATTTCATGAGATTACTAAGTCAGCAATTAAAAAAGCGGTTCAGAATCCAACGGTTGTTGATATGAATAAAGTGAACGCGCAACAAGCTCGGCAAATATTAGATTGTCTCGTTGGATTTACTATTTCACCCATTCTATGGGCAAATATTAGTAGAAAAAGTGGTTTATCTGCTGGGAGATGTCAAACCCCTGCTCTGAGGCTCATTTACGATAATCAGCAAGAAATCAATAATGCGCCAGGAATAATTGCTTATGATACAACAGGTTATTTTACAGATAAAAATTTAGATTTTAAACTAAATCAGCACCACAAAAATGAAGTTGAAATGGCAAGTTTTCTAGAAGGTAGTGTTGATTTTGAGCATATTTATACTTGTGCAAAACCTGTTAATAAAAAAAAGCAACCTCCTATGCCATTCACAACTAGTGCTCTTCAACAAAAAGCATCGAATATTTTAAGCTTCTCTCCAAAACGGACTATGACAACAGCCCAAAAACTATATGAACAAGGGTTCATTACTTATATGAGAACTGACAGTCGTACTTATAGTAAAGAGTTTATTGGAAAAGCAAAGAAATTTATCGTAGATAAATGGTCTGTTAAATATGTTAATGATGACATTGACGCATTGGGTCTGAGAAATGGTGCAAAGAAAAATGCAAAAGACGATAATGCGCAAGAAGCACACGAGGCTATTAGACCAACAGATATAACACGAGAGAAACTCTCTTCAAATATCGATTCATCACAACAGCGATTATATGATTTAATATGGTCAAATACAGTGGAAAGTTGTATGTCACCAGCTGAATATAATCTTTTATCAGCGAAAATTACCGCTCCCGAAAAATATTTGTATAAGTATTCCGAGGAACTGATTACATTTCCTGGTTGGTTAATTGTTAATGGTTATGAAAAAGAGAATTCAATATACGATTGGATGTTGAAATCAGAACAAAATAAAATTATCAAGTATTCAAAAATCCAAAGTAAAATGACATTGAAGGATCTTAAAACACATTACACGGAGGCAAGATTGGTGCAGCAGATGGAAAAAGTAGGAATTGGAAGACCATCAACATTTTCATCACTTGTTGCAAAAATCCAAGATAGAGGATACGTTAAAAAAGGAAATGTTGGAGGCAAACCGCTTAAATGTGTGGATTTTACATTGGACGCCGAAACATTAGTAGAAACGGAAAACACTAGAATATTTGGAGAAGAAAAGAATAAATTAGTTATTGAACCAACGGGTACAATTGTGATAGAGTTCTTAATTAAAAAGTTTGATCCGTTATTCGTTTATCCTTACACGAAAAATATGGAAGATACATTGGATGAAATAGCAAAAGGTGCACAGTTGTGGCATTCTTTGTGTCAAAATTGTTATGATGAAATGGAGAAATTATCTGGAACAATTAATAAAAACAATAAAGAGCATATTCAAATCGACAAAGACCATGTATACATGATAGCAAAATACGGTCCAGTTGTTAAGTATGAAAAAGATGGAGATACTAAATTTAAATCAGCAAAGAAGGATTTAGATATAGAAAAGTTAAAACGGGGCGAATACACCTTGGAAGAAATCATAGAACGCAAACCATCTTTTACAGGCAAACGACTGGGTTCATATAAAAACCAAGATGTATTGTTGAAAAAGGGTAAATATGGTTTATACATTGTGTGTGGTGATAATAAATATTCATTAAAGGATGTTGTGCGAAAACCGGAAGACAATATTCAGCTAGAGGATGTGTTGGATATTTTACTGGGTAAAAAATCCAGCAATCCAAAAATGTTACAGGTAGTAACAGAATCACTATCAATAAGAAAGGGTAAATATGGACCTTATATATTTTATAAGACATCCACAATGAGTAAACCTAGATTCTTAAAACTACCAAAAGATAGAGAATGGAAATCGATGCAAAAACCGGAAATACTTGGTTGGTGTAGAGAAGAGTATGGTATTTAGAGACAGTATAACGGTGGTACTCGAACTAACATGGCGCAAAGTTGCTCATCTCTTAACATATTGAATTCTAATGTGAATGTGAAAGGTGAACACTTAAAATCGACTAATCGTCCATCATGATATCGGAATTTAAATCTCAGTCTGTCTATCCTTTCTATTGGTGGATTATAGTGGGATATATTAGCTATAAAATTTCGGGTAGAGTCGTACATTTGGGAATATGGCAAACATCTAACGGGTATTTTAGCAAAAGCACATTTAACCTTACCCGCGTAATCATTATTATACAACCCTCCAGTATTCTCGGAATAAGGTTCGATTTCATCCATGCTATTATATTTTTCAACTTGCATGTAAATATAATCATCCCCCATTATGTCTAAATTACATATGCCGCTTGGATCCAAAGAGTTGGCACTTAAATCGTCTAAATTTACAATCATATTATTCATAGAACCGTCTAACCATTCGTTCCCACTACCATCTTCCATTTCATAATCAAAATCAAAGGGGTCGCCCGGTGTATTCGTAAACCACGGATTGGGTGGAGTCATGGTATATGAATAAGTTTGTTTTTTATAACCTAAATAGGCAGGCAAGCCCCATCGGGTATAATTATCCCATACATCAAGTTGATTACAATGTGTTTTATATGTAAGCTTTTCTCCAAATAACAACTCGAATTTAACACCATTGGTTGAACCAAACCAAAATTTATTTGAAACGGCATTATATTTGCATTTAAAATAGTTAAACCCGGGAAAACTGGCCTGACTTGCAACCATTTTGTTAAATTTAGTTTCTATTTCCGTTGCCAATTGGCTCGGACAATAACTTCCTTCGTTAATGCAAATAATGTAATCGCCAATCGCACCACTGATGACCGGGGAAATTGGATTACTGATTCTTATTTTTAATTTTGTATTCTGATATTCATTACTAAATACATATTGATTGCTTGGAAGCGAAATATTAAGAAGTCGCATAGACTGTATTTTTTGCAAAGATTGTGGAAGATCAATCTCGAAAGAATTGCTATTCGGCCATTTTTTGATATCACGATCGAAAGAATGGACGGAAACTAATTTTCTGTCTAAAACGTATGTTTGTTCTCTAGGAATTAGAGGATGTTGTTGTTGTACATTAAACTGACTCATAATATAGAAAAAAAGATATTTTATTTTTATAAATACTTCCCTAAAAGAACAAATTTAGAAATTTATAATAATAAAATACAATTGTATATACGATGCCCGGACCTGGATACAGAAAATTAAAATCGATACCGAAAAATTCAAGTACAGATTTAGAGATAAGCTCCGAAGCTTTTAATGCTAAAAAAACAACACGCCGACTAATGGAAAACATGAAAAAGAGTGGCACATGGATGAAAGTAGACAATTGGTTAATGATTGCGAAATTAGTAACTATTGTTGGTGTAATTATATTTGCAATATCCACTGCCTCGGGTCAAATAGATGGTGAGTTAGCAGCTTATTATTGGATGGCAATAGGTGTTGTTACCACACTTGTGATGACAACCGTAATGTTATCTAGAGAAAGTAAAGGAGAAGGGGTTTTTTCATTAATAACTAAAATGGCCGGTTTATATTTACCATCAATAGCTACTCTCGTGCCGATTGTTACAATGATATTTATTTTCCATACTGTTAAAAATACATTGAGTAAAGATGCAGAGCATTTGCCCCAACAATTTTATACATTTCATTATTTAACATTTTTCTTCTTATTTTTGCAACTTATTATGTTATATCAATTCTTTGATGGTGAAATCAATGCTATACTATCAAATGGTAAAATTCAAGACCCTAATAAATGGGCATTTGTTTCCGCTTTCTTCTTTTTCAGTATTATATCTTTAGGTTCTGCTGCAGAATTATATGTTATTATAACACGATTTATTACGGACGGATAAAAAAGAATCGAAATGTCACGCCGTATTCTTTAGCACTTGTCCAAATACCAGAAATCTTTAATAATAATTTAACAGAAGTATATTTGGTAGGAGTATTTTGAGTAGTATTGTAAAGAATCTTAATAAATCCATTTTGCAGTTGTTCTTCTATGCGATAGGCGGGGTATTTTCCTTGTTTTTCGGGTATTATATCCAAAATAGATTTTTCAATGGATTTAATAAATCCTATAATATCAGAATTACCATTGGTACTGAAACCGCATTTAAGTTTATTGAAGTATTTTTCTATACTGACTTGTTGAAGTTCAAAGCCTAAGAATAAACCTTTTGAAGTTCCATATTCATCAGAATAATATAATCGATAAAAATACCCATCATTCATTATATTATTTTTTGTTTTTTCTGATAACATTAAAAAATTTTTATTGAAATCCACTGGTTGTATGATGAGAAACATTTTATTATATAACTAATATACTACTTATTTAAGTTGTTATCTAATCAAACAGAGCATAAAGCAAGGCAATTGTTTCTACTGATATATCTCTATTGGTTTGTAAATTTCTAATCATTTCGTCACAATCAACAATGGCTTTCATATAGTTAATCCTTTTTACTTTTATATATTCTTTCCACAGGGTAACAACATTAGGATGTGAATCTGCGTAAGAATTAAGGCGATACATTAAATCATCTTCCAATAAATTTGTATTATCGCATTGTGAACTACTATTCATTAGAAAAATAGTTATATCTATTTTTAAGTATTAAAAATAAGTAAGATACTTACTATAACCATGAAATTCTTACAATCACGATTTGAAGAATACATCATTGCACAAGAAAAAAACAATTTACATCCAGAATTAGAGGGGATTTATAATAATTCTAGTAATGGCTTAGATAATAAACGCAATTTAATTTTTTATGGGCCGACGGGTATTGGTAAATACACACAAGCATTAAACTATATTAAGCCATATAGCGATTCTAACTTAAAGTATGAAAGAAAAATTATGTTTAATTTCCAAAACAAGCGAGAATTTTTAATAAAACTCAGTGATATACATTTCGAAATAGACATGGAATTATTGGGGTGTAACGCAAAATTACTGTGGAACGATATTTATAATCATATTTTGGATATATTATCATCAAGACAAAATCATACGGGAATTATTATTTGTAAGAACTTTCATAAAATCCACAGTGAACTATTGGATATATTCTATAGCTATTTACAAACATTAATACACACAAATATAAATCTACATTATATTTTTATTACGGAAAGTATTAGCTTTATACCGGATAACATTTTACATAGATGCAAAATAATACCTGTGAAACGACCAGTTAAAAATACATATAAAAAATGTATTGGTAAAACCATTGATAAATCTATAAAATTAAACGAAATTGTTAATATAAAAGATTTGGTGACAAAAAATACCCAGCTCATGGAACCTCAAAAACTTATAACGAATAAGTTGATTCAATCTTTGGAAAATTTTAATAATATTAATTTTATTCAATTTCGAGATAATATATATAATATATTTATTTATCATTTGGATGTCACGATATGTCTAAAAGACATAATCACGCATTTTATAGTACATAAAAAAATAAACAAGACCACAATTACTGAAATTTATTTTGAATTTTACAATTTTTTGAAATTATATAATAATAATTATAGACCCATTTATCATTTAGAGAAATTTATGTTTTATCTATGTAAGATTATACATGGATTGGAAGACGGCGTGTGAGGAGCTAAATTTATGTGAAAATCACACTGAACGCATGTTAAAGACGGCCTATTATAAACAAGCTTTAAAATATCATCCAGATAAAAACAAAGATGACCCTGTTGGTGGAGAGAAGTTTAAGAAAATAAATGCCGCATATTCTTTTTTGCAGGAACATCAATCGTCCAAAGAGTCATTTAATATTGAGACAAGTTATACGAATATCATGAAACAATGTATCAAATATTTTACACCGGATATTAAATGGGATGATGTTTTTCTTGATACTACACTTGATAATATCGTAAATAATTGTGGAAAACTGTCTATTCGACTATTTAAAGAACTGAAAAAGGAAAAATCCATAGAACTTTTCGAGTTTCTCTCCAATTACAGAGAAATATTTGGTGTATCTGATGAAACTATTGATAAAATGAAAGATATATTGAAGGAAAAGATGAGAGATGATAATATTGTTATTTTAAATCCCTCCTTGGAGGATATTCTTAGTGATAATGTATATAAATTGGATTTATTGGGGAAAACATTTTATGTTCCGTTATGGCATCATGAAGTTATATTTGATCATAGCGGAAATGACGTAATTGTGAAATGTGTTCCAGAATTAGAGGACCACATTACCATTGACAACGATAACAACATTCATTGTTATTTTAAAGGTCCTATTAATGAGGTGTTGCAAAAAGAAAAAATAGAATTGATGCTGGGAAGAAAAATATTTGAAATTGATAGCAAAACTTTATTAATTAAGAACCACCAAACGTATGCTTTTCGAAACAATGGAATATTAAAAATAAATCCGGACCATATTTTTTGCACCGAAGAACGCGCTAATATTTATGTTGATATTAAATTAGAAGTATAACACTAATAAAGATTATATTATATTATACTAAAATGGAATTTTTTAAACATCCAAAACAAGTATGTATGACTTATTTTGAGCATTTTTGTTTTTCAATGGAAATGGCGTATATATTAGGTTTGGGGAGTTTAAAAGCTGTTATTCATGCAATTTATCCTGATTTCTATATTACATCTACAACAGATGCAATAGATTATATTCAAAAACGATTAAAAACAGTAGGATGTCGTTGATAAACACACACCAATTTATAAACTTTTATAAAAAGTTGATTCAAATATAAACTTTATTTTTAAAACAAAAACTCTTAATATCGTAAAACTATGCCAAATACAGAACAGTTCTTTATGAGGTTGCGAGAATGTATTCCGATGAATAAAATGTTGTCTGCCAATCCAAATGTGATTCAACTCTTGGAAAAAAACTTGGATAAAGTGAATTGGTATCGGTTGTCTTCCAATCCAAATGCAATTCAACTCTTGGAAAAAAACTTGGATAAAGTGAATTGGGATGTTTTGTCTAAAAATCCAAATGCGATTCATATCTTGGAAAAAAACCTGGATAAAGTGGATTGGTGGGGGTTGTCTTCCAATCCAAATGCGATTCATATCTTGGAAAAAAACTTGGATAAAGTGAAATGGAATCTTTTGTCTTCCAATCCAAATGCGATTCCTATACTGGAAAAAAACTTGGATAAAGTGAATTGGGGGTGGTTGTCTAAAAATCCAAATGCGATTCCTATACTGGAAAAAAACTTGGATAATGTGAGTTGGTATCGGTTGTCTAAAAATCCAAATGCGATTCCTATACTGGAAAAAAACTTGGATAAAGTGAATTGGCATCGGTTGTCTATGAATCCAAATATATTCACATGCGATATATTTATATGGTAAAATATTGTGGAATGCCTATACAAAGAAAATCGAATCGTAGAAGGAAGACGGGAAATGGTGGTCAAACGTATACTGTAAAAATACCAACTGATAAAAAACCAGGTGAAATCTTTATTGCATCTGTTAGACCAAAATGGTGATATCATAAAATCAATAAAAAATTTTATAATATATTTCTTAATTAGAATGCTTCGCTGCAAGGATAGACTTTTTATATGTTAATCTATTTATTCACCGCTTTTAACTACCTTTCGGCGACGCACTACCTTTTTCTTTTTCTTTGGAGTAGGCAGCTTCTCTTCCTCGTCTTCTTCCTCTACATCCTCTACATCTTCTACCTCCTCTACATCTTCAACCTCTTCGTTGTCATCGGAATCATCAAATGTTGGACCAACTGTCTCTTCCTTGTACTGAGCGACACTATCATCTGTTTTAGAATCATACTTTTTAAGATTTGTATCCATCTCATCGTCGTCTGAATCCTCCGCAATATGACACTGACCGCTTCCTACAAGGCGAACTGGTGGACGGACACAAGCCTGAACAAGCTTCCAAGTGACTCCGAAGCGACCACCTGCCATCCATACACCGGTGCAAGCCAAAAGCCCTTTCACGTGCGAAGCCTTTGGGACAATATCCGCTGGACTACGAGTGCCTTGCGGAACTTCAATCCCCATCTTGCGAGCGGTATCCTCTGGCAAATAAGCGCCTTTGCCCTCCATATCATAAAGTTCGATATTATACTTTTCATCCCAGAAAGGAATCTTTAGCTTGAGGGTTGGACTTCGCTCAAAATCTGGCTCACCGCTACCATCCTTTTTCTTCGGATGCTTGAGGATTGGATACATCATGGCCTCTGCTACCTCACGACTGAGTTTACTTTTACCAAACCACTCTTTCGATTTTAAAACTGCATCATCGAGAACCTTATCTTGAAACTTTTTAAGCGCTTCTTCGAATTTGTCAATAGATGAACTCTTTCCATTCTCAAACTGAAGGGCCATATCATAAGATACGCGACCGGATTGCTCATCGACGCGTTCATCAATGCCCCAAGTGAGCATTAAAGGGAACTGTAAAACAATAGGTGAACCATTCAATTGACATTGAACAGATTTGCCACCGCGTTTATTAACGAGTGGTGCTTTGTATGTGACTTTGGACGGATTAAACTGTTTAGCTTTCGTGATAGAATCGGATGATGACATGATATATATATTTATACTAACAATTATAGAACACATCTCTAAATCAATTTTTTTAATAACTCAAATAAGTATTTTAATTAGGCGATTTAGCACAAAATTTGTGCAAAACTAACAATTATGTAAACCTACATAATCACTACTTTTGTAGTGATTATATATTAACTTAATCCTTTCCAATACTCATTAACCGAATAGGGACTTTTTTTCCACTCTTTACTCGCTTTATTTGTAGCATCCACGAATTCTTGAATGCGCGCATCTTGTTTTCTGAATTCTTCACCTAATTTTGAAGGGCACGCGCGTCGAACAATATCTTTATGATTAATTATTTGGTGCCCCAGACGACATACACGCTCATAGTTCTTAACGATTTTTATGAAATTGCTCATTTATTAATTTTACTAGTTATTATTTAAGTAAATTTGTTAATCATATTTTGTAAGATTTGTATAATATTTATGATATTATTTAAAATTTATACTGGGTAAGGTCAGCTGTGACCATAATAAATAACTTATATTGATTAATTTAATATAAATAAAAGATTTAAACTAATTTTCGTTTGTTATATAAATGATGAAGAATGAAATATTCTCTCCGAAAACTTATATATGGTCAGTCCTGTATGATAAAGTAGAAATGAAACGTCCAAGAAAGCGTAAAACTGTATCACAAGAAGAATTTACAATTCTAGAATTTGCAGATTTCGGAAAAATATTAGAAGTAAACTATAATGTTGCACAACTCAAGAAAATGTGCAGACATTATAAACAAAAAGTATCGGGAAATAAATCCCAAATAATTAATAGAATGTATAATTTTTTAAAATATTCATATTATATCTCTATTGCTCAAAAACATGTAAGAGGATGGTTGCGCAGAAAATATTTCCAATTAAATGGCATACAATACAGAAAGGATTGTGTTAATAAAACAGATTTTCTTACTCTGAAAAATATAAATAAAATACCATATTATCAATTATACTGTTACAAAGATGAAGAAGGCTTTGTATATGGTTTTAATATTAAATCTATTTATAATTTGATGCTAAAAAGTGATGGAAATCTTAAAAATCCATATACACGGTCAGACCTACCCAAAAATATAATTAAAAAAATAAGACATTTTATAAAATTATCTCATACTTTGAAAGAACCCATTACAATTACATTAAAGGATGATAATGAAAATATGTCACATAAAAAAAAGATATCACTTAAAACATTGTCTATCTTTCATCGCATCGATACATTTGGTCATATAACAGATACTTCGTGGTTTTTAACTTTAGAAAGACCTCAATTGATAAGATTTCTTAGAGAATTACAAGATATTTGGGAATACAGGGCAAATTTAGAAGATCACATAAAACGGCAAATATGTCCTCCAAATGGATTGCCATTCCATGGTATTAATATTACTTCATTGATGCAAAGAAACAAAGAAACATTGCAAAGAAATATTTTATATATAATGGAAAACTTGATATCCAAAGGAATCAATGCTGACTCAAAATCTTTAGGAGCATTTTACATCTTATCGGCACTTACATTAGTAAGTCATAGTGCCGCAGTTGCTTTACCTTGGTTATATGAATCTGTAGTGCCAATTTAGGATTTTTCATTGCGGTCATTTTTTGGATATTTGTTAGCTTAATGCTCACAAATATATATATTTTTATTAAAGAACTTAAACAAATATGACTAGAGTAGATTATAAAATGCCAAAGATTAAGAACCCGACCAAGAAAACTTCTTCTAAGAAAACCACCAAAGCTCCTGCCAAAGTTGCTGCACCATCCGCTCCTGCCAAAGTTGCTGCCCCTGCCAAAGTTGCTGCCGCTACCCCATCTGCCGTCGTCGTTGCCGCGCCTGTTGTTGATAAAAAAGTAGATGTTCCTGCTGTTGAGCAAGTTCCTTCTCTTTCTGATTCATTCCAGGAACTTCTTGGACAACTTGCTGTTCTCCGTTCACAGCTTACTAGTGTAACAGGACAAGTTAGAGCTCTTCAGAAACGTTCAGAGCGCGAACTTAAAAATGCCCAGAAAGCAGGTCGTAAGCGCGCCCGCAAAAGTGGAAATCGTGCGCCAAGTGGTTTTGTAAAACCAACTAAAATTAGCAAAGAGCTTGCTCAATTTCTTGGAAAACCTGATGGTACCGAGATGGCTCGCACAGAGGTAACTCGTGAGATCAACACTTATATCAGAGCACACAAACTTCAGGATCCTGAAAATGGGCGTCGCATTCTTGCCGATACCAAACTCCGCGGTTTGCTCAAACTTAAAAAGGACGATGAGCTCACATACTTCAACCTCCAGCGTTATATGAGTCCGCACTTCGCCAAGAGTGTAAAAGCAAAGAAAGCCGAAACGGAAGCTGTAGCGTCTAATTAAATCTCGAAGAAGAAAATATCGCAAAAAGATAAAATCGCGTAAGAAAACTCGCAGGAAATGATTACACAAAGTTAAATTATATAAAAACAATCTTTATATAATATAATAATGAACTTCTCGGAAGAATCTGAAGATATAACAAAATTATTACTACCAATATTTGATGCTGTTTTAGTTAAAAAGTCACCATTAAAACAAAAAAAATTAGATAACATTCTAAAAATAATATATAATGATATTAAACTTGCGGATAGATGGGCTAGTGCTGAATACGCAATGAATAAAATCCGTAGTTATCTTAAAAAAGACGCCTCAAAAGAAAAATTAATACCATCTTGGTTATTAAATGAAAGCAAATATATACCAGATTTTATTCGCGATTATATTACTAAGAACCTGGATGGCTATATGGTCTATAGCTGCAAAATTGGCGAACGAGAAGTAGAAATCTATTTTGGATTGTTCAATGAATCAGATTTTAATTCATTGGGAAAATTCGATAAATATATTAAAAAAATGATTATCTGGCTTAAAATAGCTTTTCAATATGCACCTTCTATGTGCTCTAAAAAATTAAAAATTTATGGTTTTTTAACACCGTTTCAAAAAAAACTACCAGGAAATCAGTTTACCACTCTATCCCATAACCATTGTAATAGTGCTGTAACTACCTCTTGTACACCACACGGTGAAATTATTATATATAGGAAAGAAGAATTTCTAAAAGTATTTATCCACGAGACTTTTCATACACTGGGTTTAGACTTCTCTAATATGCCATTGACAAACTTTAATAACAAAATGGCGCAATTATTTCCAATTAACAGTGAATTTAATTTATTTGAAGCATATGCTGAATTTTGGGCCTCCACGATGAATAGTTTGATTTCTGCTTACTTTCTAACAGATAAAAAAGAAGAGGAAGAATTCTATTTATATGGTGAGTTTTGTATTCGGTTTGAACAAATATTTTCCCTATTTCAAATGATAAAAATACTTGATTTTATGGGTCTTACATATAAAAATTTATATGACAATGACAACATCAGTAACAGCATACGACGTTATCTGTTTAAAGAAAAAACGAATGTTTTTGCTTATTATATTATTAAGAGTGTGCTCTTATACAACAATGCCGATTTTATGGTATGGTGTAAAAAACATAATAATAGTTTATTATTATTTAACAAAACAAATCATAATTTAGACGCATTTATACAATTTATAATATCAACATACAAAAATCCCCAATTTTTAAGAGATATTGAAAAAATGCACGTATTTTTAAAAAAACAAAAAGGAAGCATATCTGAACCAAAATACAATAAACTAACTAAAACAATGCGCATGAGCCTATGTGAAATAGGATTAAATTGAAATACATTAAACATTCTAATTACAACTATAAACATAAAACCACCATTATGGGCATCCATTTACTACAAACATTTATAGCTTCATTGAATGACAGCAGTATTAAAGAACAACATCTGCGCGAATTTTCAAACAAAAAAATCACAGTTGACATAAGCATCTACCTATATAGATTCAAAGAAACGGGCAACCTATTAGAAAATATTTATCTGATGTGTTCAATATTTCGCTATTATAATATTCATGCACTATTTATATTTGATGGGAAATATCTTACAAATAAAAATGAAACAATGCGTAAACGCGAAGAATCTAAAAAACAAGCTAAAAAAAAATTCAATGCCATCAAAGAAAACTTACGCAATTATAACGGAGATTGTAGAGTTAAAATAGAAATGCAACTTGATACACTCCGAAAACAATTCATAACAGTCACAAAGGAAGATGTTAAAAATGTCAAAGACTTGCTTGATGTATATGGAATGGCATATGTTTCAGCAAAACACGAAGCAGATGAATTGTGTGGCGCATTAAATAAGGAAGTCTATGCATGTCTTACAGAAGATACGGATATAATGGTATATGGCTGTAAACGAATTTTCCGATATTTTAGTTTAATGAAACATACTGTAGTTGTTTATGACATGACACTAATTCTCAATAATCTTAATATGGGTTTATCTGATTTTCAAGAATTATGTATATGTTCCGGAAATGATTACATTACAAGTAAAAAAAACATATTTTATTATTATGATTTATTTAAACAATACAAAAAAACAACACAACCTGGGTTTTTAGATTGGTTACTGCAAAGAAGATATATATCTCTCCAAGAATATCATGAAAGACTAGGACTAATTGATATATATACGTTTAAAACACACGACCCATTTGAAGGTATTCCATATACATTGATTAAAAATAAGCGTGTAAATAAACGAAAACTGTTGGGTATATTGGGAACAATAGGTTTTATATTTCCATAAAACACTATCGTTCTATTAAAAAATTTTTTTTCCTTGGATTATACAATGCATTTCTTTAATATAAATATCTCATATTGGAAATTTATCATTTTGAGTATAATATTATTATTAATAATAGGTTTTGTTGTGTGGTTAGTGTGTAGTTACTATGTTTTTAAATGGCTAAAAATGAATATTGATAAAGATTGCTTTTATTTTAACGAATACAATAGTGATTGTTGCAATACATTAGAAAAATATGGCGATTATCCTATAAAACGAATGTATTTAGTAAGACAACCCATTACAAAGTTCGCAAAAACACTATTAAATATTATCACACTTTATAAATTTGAACGCGAAATGAAAAAATATATTGAAACCCAAAATAATGTATTTTTCCCGTATCATACTTCTATTATGATTGAAATAAAATTGCCAAATAAGACTAGGAAAAATATATTAATAGAAAAAAATAACTGTATTAAATTTGCATCAGATTTTCGCATTTCTGACACACAAGATATGCGTAAGATATCCATTGGTAAAAAAAAATACACTTTAAAACAAATTCTCAAAAAAACCCGGGAGAGAATCGGAAATAATATCTTTTTTAATTGGCAAATCAGTCGGAACAATTGCCAAATGTTAGTAAAAGAAATATTAATTACTATTAATAAATTTACAGAAAAAAATAAAGAATTTATGTTTCAACATAAATTCGCCAAGCATATTAAGTTCTCTGATTTTAGCTTACATATTATTAATACCATTAGTAATTTATGCAATACCATTGAAAGTATCGTGGGTAAAACATTGTATTTTTAATTATGTTAAAATTGAATTATAAAATAATTAAGTAAGAACAATCATTCACCAATGGAAACACATCTCAAAGATATATATGGATTTAATAACTTTCGCGGTTCACAAAAAGATATTATAACAGACATTTTAAATAAAGATGATGTCATGGCTATTTTACCAACCGGTGGTGGAAAATCATTGTTATATCAGTTTCCAGCGACCTTCTCCGACAAGATAACCATTGTAGTTTCCCCCTTGATTTCACTAATGAACGACCAGTGTAAATATCTTAATTCCAAAAATATAAAAGCCATTTGTCTTAATTCAGAAACATCAATTGGCATTGGACATTATATTAAATATAAAATTATTTACACAACCCCTGAATTTATCATGTCCAGACTCATAGCATTCGCTCGCATCAAGGAACATATCGGATTATTTGCCATCGACGAAGCTCATTGTATATCCCAGTGGAGTCATGATTTTCGCCCGTCTTATCAAAAGCTTAGTATTCTTAAAAAATACTTTCCAGATATTCCATTACTTGCAGTCACCGCCACGGCTACTCCTAAGGTAATAGAGGAAATATACGAATATCTAGGTATCACGGAAATTAGTGAATATTCATTGGGAACAAGACGAACCAACCTTATTATCACTATTAAACCCAAAGAGGAATTCGCAAAATGTAAATTCACAGAACCAACAATTGTTTATGTTCAAACGCGAAAATTATGCGAAAAAATATGCAAAGATTTAAAAAAAAAAGGAATACCATCTGCATGTTATCACGGTGGAATGTCAAAAGAAGACAAAGAAGAAAGTCACGAAATATTTATTAATGGGAATGTTACAGTCATCGTAGCTACTATTTCATTTGGAATGGGTATTGATAAATCAGACATAAGACACGTTGTGAATTACGGAGTCCCTGCAAATATCGAAAGTTATTACCAAGAAATTGGTAGAGCTGGTAGAGATGGTATTGATAGTAAAGCAACCATATATTATAATGATAGCGATTTTAATACTACGGCGTATTTAATATCTCTATCTCCAGACGAGAAACAAATTAAAATTAAAACCGCAGGAATGGACATTTTTAGAAGTTATTTAAGAGAAAGAAATCTGTGTAGGCAAAAAATGATAGACTACTATTTTGATACTGGCAAATTTGCCGAAGAAAATGATATTACACATATCCCAAAATGCAATATGTGTGATAATTGTACTCGAAAACATAAGAACGATATAACTGATATTAGCACAGACGCTGTATCAATTTACAATATTATAAGAAACCATAATATTAAAAATAAATTTGATTTTGGATTCAAAAAAACAATAACTATAATACGCACACAATCTTCCTTGAAGATATCTAACGCGCGGATAAAAAGCATTGTTGAAATTTTGATCACAAAAAATGTTTTGTCAAGATATAAAGCCGGACGCGGGTTTGCAATTGGTCTTGGGAAAATCAAAATAGAAAATATTCTCCCCCTTAGAGCAAGGGTAGATACCGAAGTTCACAAGATAAATGTATCATTTCGAAACTTGGAAAAAGTCCCATTTATAGATTTGTTACACCTGAGAAATAATATAGCTAGAAAACATGGATTTGTACCTGGTAATTTTATAAATGACAAAGTTATTTTGAATATTCATGAAAAAGCACCCAAAAATATTAGTGAATTATGGTCGGTTGATGGGGTTTCCAATGACTTCATTATGACGGCGGGATGTGTTGAATTTATGAATGAATATCAAATCATTAATAAAAAAGACCCCCCAAAATGCAAAATAAAAGGCAAAACGAGAGATAACGTATTTGCACTTTATCAGGAAAATAAGACTATAAAAGAAATATCAAAGATTTTATCTGTTAGGGAGCAAACCGTAGAAGGTCATATTATGTATATATTCGAAAATTATCCGGAGGAAGATATAAATATGGAGTATGTCGGTTTAACAGAAGAAAATGAAAACCAAATCAAACGAGCTGTTAAAGAAGTCGGTACACAATACTTGAGACCCATTAAAGAAAAAATAGATTCTAATATAACATACATTCAAATCAAAGTATGTTTATTAGTAATGAAAATAGAGTGCGAAGAATAATTTAATCTTTAGTGCATATAATAAACCACTTTTTCAAAGGAGTACCACAACATGGACCTTTTACCCAATGATAAACCCTACCAGTCACCGGGCTCCCATCGGAACAGTTTACGGTTACTGCCTTATTAAACATTTGCACTTTTTGTTCGTCGATAGTTTCTTCATGATAAAAGTTTAAATCACTTTTATTATCAATGCCAGGCGTATCTTTCATCCAGCAAAATTTAAAATCGGGATTTCTATGCATATTTTTGAGAGATAGACATTCCATATTAATATCCCAGCTTTGTCCGTTTGAATCAATCCAAATGCCCATTATAATTATTTAACATACATTATTAAGTATTTTTATGTTTCAATTTTTTAATCCTTCTATAAATGAATCTATATATTTTTTTTCGTTGGTATCGCAAAAATTATTGTAATCAAAGCTGTTTTTCAGATGTGGACAATAATTTGAACCCCTTTTAATATACTCTACCATACTATCATAGATTCCATTGCTTGGAAAAATCTCCAAATTATCTATTATTTTTTTGATTTCCATATCCTCCCAATAATATTTAATATGACCGTTTCCTCTACTACAATTGATTTTTGCCATCAATGGTGAAAAATTACCTAATCTATCCAATGATATGGGAAATGATGTTTTGGTAGAAAATGGAATTAAATGATCATTATGCATAATAACCCCGTCATTCTTAACGGATTGATTTATATGATTTGGCATTTTGCGTGACCAATAATCAGTCATTAATATATAATTTGCCCACGATACTTGTTTTCTTTTCTTTCCCTTTCTCGCATCATGGGGGTTTATAATATTTTTTTTTGTTTCATGTCGAATAATATAGGTTAATACTTTTTTCAAATCTTTGGATTTTGGGGCTTTTGCAAAATACGCATAAGGGTCGTTATAAATTTGATTGCAAAATCTAGTATTGTCCCCTCTTATTTCGGGTCGACTGGGTTCTAACCAATCTTTTAGAGAAAATTGTTTTTTGTCTTCCTTTCCCTTTAGATCATCTTTCACAACCCGAATTTGTTTTATAAATGAATGATAAAACATAAGACATTTTAACTGTTGGATTTGAGGTCGTGTATGTTTATATTTTTCAGATGATAATATACTTAATAGGATTAATATTTGTACACCACCCCATATTTTGCCACATTTATCACTCACATCTTTAAATACTTTTACTTCGCTTTTTTCATTCAGATCTGGGTACATATCTTGTGTTATGTATTGTAGATGTTCAAAAGCATTTTCACATTTTTGAATAAAAATATTTATATTTTCAGTTGTAAAATATATTTTTTTTAATCCCTCATTTTTACATATTGTTATGTTAAATAATCTGAAGATAAAAGGTATTTGTAACTTATTTTTTTCGAAGTTAATAGGTTTAAATACAGCATATTTATTACAACAATGTTCTTGAAATGCTAATAAAAAGTCGAAAGCAGACCATTGAAAATTCTCCTCAACTGTATATTGTTTTAATATTTCATCTTCCCTGTGTCTATTTTTATAATAATCAACTATTACATTTTTTAATTCTTCTTTTAAAACTGTATTTTCAACTGTAATATTCATACTACCAAGACTGGCTGCTAATATATCAAATTCATCCATTGTTTGTAGTTTACTATGAACTTCTTTATAATTTTCACTTAATTCTTTGTAAGTAAAATTTTCAAAAATATTTACAACAATTTCTATTTTAGTTGTAATATCAAATTTTACTTCTCCAAAGCAAAATCTATTTTTTAATTCTTTCCATTGAGAAGATAATCCTCTAGTAATACCGGTTGAAAGTTTATCAAACCACAGATTCAAAGTAGTATCACCTGTTATACACGCTTCATCAAATGAATTATTATATATTGTGTCATAGTTCAGTTCACGAATTTTTTTGATTAGTTGTTCTTTTTTATCATTATCGTCTATGTTTTTATTTATATAATTAATAATATCATCATAAAAATCATCATATAATTTATATGGTTCTTTTAAAAAAAATAAAATAGCATGGATTCTATTATTTCCATCAGATACATTATATCTTATGCATCCAGATTCAATATATTGTCCTAATGCTATAGGAATTTGTGAATTTTTATATTTTATTAAAAAATCCATAAATTCTCTAAAAGTAGCTTGTTTTTTGTTTGCTACCGGTTTAATTCCCCATCTCATTTTTCTTTGAAATTTAGGTTTTGCAATCAAGTTCTGAGAATCGAAAAGTTTTTGTATCGTCCAAGTAGTAGACATAATTATTTTTTTAAGGTCTTGCAATGTAATTTCATCCATTTCAATACATAAATACGAACCAATTCTTTAAGTTGGTTTGGAATAAACGTGGTTGATACTAAGTCTTTGCAACATTAAGTATTTTTTCAGTTTTTCAGCTCTTCACGAATTTTCATACTATCATAAAATACAATTGGCGGCTGTCCTCTCACATGATGTTGCAACTTGGCATCTTTTGTAGCGAGTAGCACATCTTTTGCTACTTCATTTTGTGAATATTTTGCTCGCTGACCCGCTTCCATCACTTGTTGATTTCTTCCACTAGAGAAGAAATCTTCATCAATTACAATTTCTTTTGGTCGCTTCCAATCTTTCTTTTTGTATTTTCCTGTTTTACCACCAGCTGCCTTAGCAAATGCAGGGTCTTTCGAAATGTCAGTGCCAGATTCAACGGTGAACTGTTGATAAAATTCAGGATGTCCCTTTTTAAATTTATTTGCGTGGTAGTAATGTTCTACGCTATTCCACGTCCTATTATCTAATTTGAATGGTCCCATGTAAAAATTTGACAATACCTTTCTCCAACCAGGCATTGAAGCCAAATTTGCAAAATTCTTGATATTTCTTGGTTCTATTGTCTCTCCCGCGCCTTTGCCTGGTAACTGTTTATCAGCAGATTTCGAATAGAATTGGAATACGGTTGTTTCATCAAATACCGGTTTCTTCGATAAATCAGAACCTTCGTCTTCTTGTTCTTTTAAAGGGTCTCCCTGATCTTCTGGTCCGGCATCGTCGCCTGGCGAGAGAGAACTCGTGTGGGGGTCTTTCATACTCATTTGTAGTAGCTTAAATTTCGGTATATAGTTATACATGTTTTTTCCCTTTGACTCCATACATTTATCCACAATCAATTTCTTTATTTTAACAGGGATATCATTAAATTCGAATATTTGTTTTTGTTTATAAGTAATTAATTTATAATGATTGCCAGTATGATCTAGAATAATATAATACTTTGGTTTAAATGCTCCTTTTTTTTCCATTGAATCTGGTGCCATATCACCACAAGACAAAACATTATCGTAATCTCTGTGTTCATAGTTATAGCTGGATAATATAATTAACTTAACATTTAATATCATTTCTAATGTTTGAATTGTCCAGGACTCCGCCCAAAAACGACAAGTGCGCATTTTTTTCTTCAGTTTATCTAATGTGTCAATTCCTCGCATCCAGCGATATTCGTGTAATAATTCCGATGCTGCTTTTTTTTCTTTTTTTGTTTGTTTAAACTTGTCAATTATAGGTTTGGACTTATCTACTAAATTTTTCTTTTCATCTCTATCCTTCGTTTGACTATACTGTTTTTTTAATTCCATATTCGTGGTCTGTAGTTGTGCTAATTCCGTCGATAAAGTTTTTACTTCAGTATGATACATATCATACTGCTCTTTAAAATTACGAAACACTTCTTCTGTCGCAGCATTACTTGCAATAGTTCGTAAATCTTCAACCGTCGCCGATTTTCCAGTACCAGAATAAGCATCTCGAATTGTTGCAAATAAACAATCGCCACCGCCTTCATTATCTACTATACCATAATTTTCATTTTTCATAAATTTCTCTACCCAATTATGACCAGAATGTTCTTTAAATTTGGTTTCTTGGTCATCTTCTCCGGCAACCACATCATCAGAAATAATAGGTCGTTCATCATCATCTTCTGCAAACAATTCTTGTATGATTGTTTCTTTATTCGGAACTCTACTATCCTCTGATAATTCTGTAAAATCATCTGATGGCGATTTTTTGGGTTCAGGAGATTCTTTCGTTGCATCTTCAGGAGATTCTTTCGTTGCATCTTCAACAGGTTCTTTTTCCATTTCACCTTCTGTAGGTGGAGTAGGTATTTTTGCGGGTGGTTTTACAGGTGTTTTTTTCTCACCTAATTCTTTTCGAATAAATGACTCATTTATAAATTTATATAAAAGTGGCAATGGATTTTCTAATAAACTTATATCAAAATCATTATCTTCATCCAGCAATGAAGTATAAATATTAGATGGGAATTCATATACCCCCATTTGTAATATGACTTCACCATCATTTGTTAAATATACTGGGATATATAAAACATTTTTATCAATGAATGTATATTTAACTTTACCTAAGGCGATTATTACTTCCAAATCAGGAAATAATTCAATTTGATATAATTGCGCATCATAATCTAAATCTTCAGAATCGACAAATTTAGCTGATGGATATTCAATACTTTTATCAATTTGCGAAAGCACCATATATTCTAATCTAATATTAAAAATTGTCTTAAATATTTATCTTTCTTAATTTCTTCCATACATTTCCATAATTTTTTCCTTTGATAGACTTTTTGGATATTAACAGGGTCTTTTTCAAATAATATTATTACTTCAATCAACTCATCTTTTCGTTTTTTTCGTTTGGAAATCTCGTAATAATCTGCTATTCTCTCCAATTCTTTTTTAATATAATTAGTTTGGTAATCTAATTCTGAAGCTAGATAATCATCCATATCAAAGATAGCTTCTTCTTCATATGTATATTGGATTTCTAGGTCTGGCAATTCTTCCTCAAGTGCATCGACTTGTTGTAACACGTCTTCATAAGATACTTTATCATTATTTTTTTTGTTTTCTTGCAGCGAATATTGTAAATTGGGAGAGACGTTTTGAATCATATAATATAAATATGATATTGTATTTATATTATTAAATAAATTGAATTGGTTTTATAGTGAAAAATAATAGCATCAAACCAGTTTATCCAACAATCTAAATGTTTTCAATTATCAAACCCAAATTTATTATACCTTTGCTCATTTTATTTACAAAATTCCAGATAATTATCGCAGTCGATGATGACGACGATAATATACTAGGTGAAATAGTCGTAGACCTGCTGGTAGGAGCCGGAATATCTATTTGCGAATCATTTGTATTTTGTAAGTTAATGATGTTGTTCGTAGGTTTTATTTCATTGATTGCTGTATTAATAGGAATTTGTAGCGGAGAAATTGGATGCGAAGATATTTGCAACAGCAGAAATGCGCGTCGCAGTTTTACTAGTGGTGTCGGTTATGGTGTAACACGCTCTTTCCGTAGATAAATATTAAAGTTCTTCTTCTAAATCCATAAATTTAAATACGACCTTATTGCTAAGACTCGGATGATTTGAAACTTTTCTTTTCGTCATATCCTCAATAAATTCTACACATTCGTCCCAACCAAAAGTTACATCGTTTTTATATGCTTCCAATCTGTTCTTTCCGCCATTGATTAAAATTACAATATTTTCTGCAAATTCGGCAACTTCCTCCTTTTTGTTTTCCATGTCCATAAAATCCAACATTGTTTCTTTTAATTGTTTAATAAGTTCAAATATAGCAACTTCCTCGATTACATCATTGTTCATTAGATGAACAAAGAAACTTCCAATAGAACGTCGTTTTTCATTTTCTTTGTTGACATTGCAAAACTCATCATAATTTTCTTCTGCACTCACATAACGAATATTATCGAATAATGATAGGAAATTGCTAAAATTCTTTTTGTAAATCTCGTTCATTGTGGGAAATGTAGACAATATAGTTTTATATAATTTGGCAAACACAGCCGACCAAAATTTATTGATACTACCAATTTCAAATATGGCTTCGCCAATCTTTTCCAAATCCTCTTCCTTACAATTTTTATCTATAATAGTAGTCAGGGATTTCATTATCTGTGTTTCCATTTCTTCATAATTATTACTCGTAAGTTTATTAAGTAATCCACGCAATTCATCAATGTCTTTATCAACCCCCTCCTCTTTTTTAGTTAGTTCTGTAGTTTTAAAATTTCTAATTTCAGCCCAATCTGCAGTTGAAATCACCTCTCTTTGACATGGTTGTCTATTGTTATTACGAGAGCGCACGTGTTTAAAAACAGGTGTTTTTTGATAAGAGGGCGCGCCTACCAGAGAGGCTAATTTATTTATTATATCTATAACATTTTGTGCTAAAAATATATCTACATTTATTTGATTTGCCTCTGGAAAGTGTGTTAAATCATATTGATGATCCGCTAGTATTGAAGTCATGGTGTATTACATTTTATCTAACTGTTCATATTTATATCAATTTTTATGTAGATATTAAAATTGAAAACAATCTATTATCAACAAACTTAAAAGCATACCACCACATATATACAGATGTCCGAAAAGACCAACCATACTACATATACAGAAATTAATGAATGGGATGATTCCACTCTAAATCTTCGTCCAGCTTTGCTCAGAGGTATTTATGCATTTGGATTTGAAAAACCCTCACCGATTCAAAAGAAAGGATTAATTCCTCTTGTTCAACCAGGACATAAGGGAAAACGACGCGATATTATCGCCCAAGCACAATCAGGCACGGGGAAAACCGCATGTTTTGGTGTTGGCTCACTCCAAATTATAAATCATGAACTAGAAGCAACACAAGTTCTTATTTTAGCACCAACACATGAGTTAGCCAGCCAGATTAAGGGTGTAATTACAGATATCGGTCGTTTCGAAAAGGTTAAAGTCCAACTACTCGTCGGAGGTACATCGGTTGATGCCGATAGGGCTCAGTTAGATGAAGAACCACCGCATATTATTGTAGGGACGCCTGGGCGTGTACACGATATGATTCGTAGAAAATATCTTAAGACCGAAAAGATTGACCTGATTATACTTGATGAAGCAGACGAAATGCTTTCCGCAGGATTTAAAGACCAGATTTATAAGATTTTCCAGTATATGCACAATGATATCCAAATCGGACTGTTCAGTGCCACAGTACCTGAAACTTTAGAACAATTGACTGAGCGATTTATGAGAAACCCTATTAAAATTCTAGTTAAAGCAGAACAACTAACACTCCAAGGTATAGCTCAGTACTATATTAGACTTGATAGTGATGAACATAAATATTCTACCATTAAAGACCTATTTGAGGGTTTGACAATTTCACAAGCAATTATTTATTGTAATTCCACACGGCGCGTGGATGATTTAGAAGAAGCGATGGTTCAGGATAACTTTCCTGTTAAGAAAATTCATGGGAAAATGGACGAATCCGAAAGGAAGGAAGTTCATAAAGACTTTAAAAATGGTGGATGCAGAGTACTAATTACTTCTGACCTATTTGCAAGAGGCATTGATATCCAGCAAGTCAGTGTTGTTATTAATTTTGATGTTCCGAAAAGTGAGCATACATATCTTCATCGCATCGGTCGTTCTGGTAGATGGGGGAGAAAAGGTATTGCTATTAACTTTGTTACTCGTCATGACGGTGCTAAGTTGAAACATTTTGAAGAATTTTATAATACACAAATTAGCGAGATGCCAGGAGATTGGTCAAAACATCTTAACAGTATGTAAAACTCGTCGAATATTAAGACTTAATTTCTCTAACGTCTTTAATGTTAATTAAAGAAGTTAATAAAAATTTTTTACTACCAATAGAATTTGATGAACAAAAACAAGAAATTTTCGAAAACTTATATGCCGATTTAGAATTATTAAAACAGACTGACTCAAATAAATCTATATATAATAAAACCTTCAGACCTTCTTCAAAAATGGGAAAAGAACTGCTTGATAAATGGTGCAAATATTATACCACTAATACTGCGTTTTTAAAAGATTCTCAAAAACTATATAAGTCTGTAAGCACCAGCCATTTATTACCACCGAAACCAATAATAGAAAAATGTTGGGAAAATTGGAACAACATTAAAACAATGGATAATTTTATTGAAAAATTTCAATATATAGAATGGGAAAAACTTGAATTTTTAAATAAATCTGAGATGTTTTTAGCAGTTCTTACATTTTATCAAACAATATCACCCCTGCTCAGTTTATTAGCACCTATAATATTATTAATTATACCATTTCTAATTCTGAAAGTACTAAAAAAACCAATAACAGTTGAAGAATATGTGGGTGTCTTGCGACAACAACTAGATAAACATAGTATGGGGCAACTATTTACCAGATTTGATTCTTTATCCTGGGGTCAGCGAATATATTTAATAATGTGTTGTGGGATGTATGTATACCAAATATATCAAAATGGTTTAGCATGTTATCATTTTTATTTAAATACAAAACAAATAAATCAAACATTCCTATCGTTAAAGCTATATTTAGAACATACTAAATCCCAAATGAAAACATATATAACATTAATCAAACCATTGAAATCACATACTGCATATAGAGACTATATTAGCAATAAACTGGAACATATTGAAAAATTATCAGATATTATTAACAGTATTCCTTTAACCACATTGAATCCGCATAAATTCGCATCCATGGGAAAAATTATGAAAGAATTTTACATATTGCAAACAAATCCCGAAATACACAATTTATTGTTATTTACATTTGGATTTAATGGATATATAGAATCCATCCAAGGCGTTAGCACAAATATTAAACTTCGACAAATTAATAAAATCAAAATTAAGAAAAGTAAGAAAGTCAAATTGTATATTAAAAACGCATATCATCCTTGTATTTCTGATAATATTGTGGGAAACACCGTTAATATGAGCAATAACATAATTATAACAGGACCCAATGCAGCCGGAAAAACAACTTTATTAAAAACAACAGTCATTAATGTATTATTAGCACAGCAAATAGGATATGGCTTTCATCAAGGTGGTCATATTACCCCTTTTCATTCCATACATTGTTATTTAAATATACCGGATACCAATGCAAGAGATAGCTTGTTTCAAGCTGAAGCGAGACGCTGCGTGGATATTTTAAATTATATAAAACAACATAAAAATAAAAAACATTTTTGCATTTTCGATGAATTATATTCGGGAACAAATCCATACGAAGCGGTTGCTACAGCATATAGTTATTTAAATTATATAACAGAAAATCCCAATATAAGATTTATGTTAACAACGCATTATATCCGCCTTTGTAAATTATTTAAAAAACATAAACATGTTGTTAACTATAATATGGAGACAGAAATCAAAGATCATATCCCCGAATATTCTTATAAGATGGTAAAAGGTATCTCAAAAATTAAAGGAGGAATAATGGTTTTAAAGCAATTAAACTACCCAACAAAAATTTTGAACGAAGCTAATCAAATTATCAATAAACTATAATTTCGTTTAATTTAGATAAATTTAAAAATAGTAGAAAATAAACAAAGATGAGACTTTTTTTAATTAGTTTAGGAGTGACCTGTTTGGTTTGTGTCATTTTATTTTTATATTTTAGAAATAGAATTGGTAAAATGGAACAAAAAGTAGACTTAATGTTTCAATTAATTCAAGAATACGAACAAAATAAAATTATTCGACAACATGATTCCCAAAATGATACATTGTCGTTTCAAGATACACAAATGGATAGCACCCAATACCAAGAAGACTCAGATTTAATTAATGTTTCCGATGATTCGGATAGCGATTCGGATAGCGATGAAGTTAGTGATGACGAGGATGAACTTTTAAATATTAAAGAAACGGTAGTCGAAAATATAAAATCGATTACTCTATCGGGGGCGGAAATTGAATCTCTCAAAATGGGAGATGATTTAGATGATATTAGTGATTTGGAAGAAACAAATATGGACGATATGATTGCTTTAGAAGAGGTAAACAATGACGAGATAGAAGTGGATGAACAAGAAGAAAATACCGGTGATAATGAAGAAGAAATCGAAGAAATCACAGTTAAAAAATTAGAAGTTCCAGATAACAAACCTTTGGATGAAAAGACAATCAAAGAGTTAAAACAACTTGCAGAAGAAAAAGGATTCACTAATTATAAAGGTCTTAGAAAAAACAAACTTGTTGAATTATTAGCAGCAAGTCAATAGAAAAATAATATTAGTCTAATATAAATGAGTTGGGGCACTTGCTATAAAGGATCAAATAATATTCACCCTGGATTTCCAGCGATGATGAGTGATGGGCAGTGGGCTACAAATTGGGAGCCAGCTTGCACCATTAATAATGTACTTAAAAAAGAAGTTGGAATTACTAATAACTATCAATATAGACAATATTTAATTAAAAATGCTGATAATATTATAGAAAAGAATCAATTAGGAGCTTGTGACAATTGTTGTGCTTGTTGGGAAAATTATAAAGATAGAAATGATGTAAAATGTCCTGAAAAATATATTTTCCAATCTTGCAGTGACCAAACAAAACCATTTGGATATCAAAACTCGGATATAAAGAATTTATATCTATCATCCAAAGCTTTAGAATCACGATTGGTTGCCCCCATTATGTCCCAGTCACAAATGCTTAATTTACCTAACTATAATTAAATACTAATTCCATAACAAATAGTATTTAAAACCAAATAACATTGATATGTATGAAGATATTGAGTATAGATGTCGGTATGAAATGTTTAGCATATTGTCTTTTTAATACAACCGACAAAGAATATAACATTGAAAAATGGGGTATTATTGATTTATGTCATCAACAATACTATAAATGTTGTGGTAAAAATATAAAAAAAAAAATTTCTTGTGATAAAAATGCAAGATATCATAAAAATTCTCAGTATTTTTGTAAAATACATGCGAAAAAACAAGCTTTTAATATACCAACCAACGAACTTAAACACATTTACATTAAAAAAGCCAATATTGATGTTCTCAAACATATTTGTAAAAAATATGATATCATTCAAGATGCCACGAAGAAAAAAATCATAAAGGTGGAATATCAAGAATTGATATTTAAAGAATTAGAAGAGAATTATCTGTCTTTTGTCCCCACAATTAAAACCGCAAATATAAATATGGTTACATATGGACAGAGAATGAAAGCAGGGTTTGAAAACTTATTAAAAGATATTACCGTGGACCGAGTTATTATTGAAAATCAAATCGGACCGTTAGCTTTACGAATGAAAACATTACAAGGAATGATAATGCAACATTTTATAGAAAAGGGATGTCCAATCATTGAAGAAATTTCCGCATCCAATAAATTAAAGGATTATCTCACCAAAAAGAAAACCAAATATACGGAAAGAAAAAAATTAGGTATTAAGGTGACACAAGAAATATTGAAAGAAAATAATAATTTAGATGCGTGGATTCCTGTTTTTATAGAACACAAGAAGAAGGATGATTTAGCAGACTCTTTTTTACAAGGCATTTGGTACATCAAATATAAATTACAATTAGTAATAAATTACAATTAGTAATAAATTATATTTAATTGCGTCTTACTTAAAATTAAAAGTTCTTGTTTAATCATAATGAATGAAGTTATTAATATTACACCCACAGAACCACAATTATCAACATCAAATGTTGGTGATATTGGAACTATTAAATTAAATAATTTACCACCATTGGGTACTAACCATTCTCCGAAAAAAAGTGTTAATTTTGGTCCTGGTATAGAAATGTTAATGAATGATAAACGACGTTCATCATCTCCCAAATCAGACATCAAATTATCTGATTTAGAATCTTTGGATACAAATATTAATTTAAACGATTCAAATTGGCCTTCCTCAAATACAAGTAGAAAAGATGCAAACGCTGATATGTTCAGAACTCTACCATCTTTTGATGACGGCAAAGGAATAACCTTGAATGTAACTGAAAAAAATAATGTTCCTTTTACCTCATCAAATAACGCTGATAATGGGGCCCCCGCTTTAGGAACCGCCACGGCAAACAATCAGAGTAAAGATAAAACTTGGGATGGTTTTTCAAAATTCAATGAAATCCCGGTTGATCCTACAAAACAAGTACCAAAAACCCCACAACTGTCTAATGAACAGATATTACGAGAAAAATTGAGCATATTAAGAAAATTGGAAGCATTGGAAAAAAAAGGTATTCAATTAACTAAAAAATACAACATGGACAGTCCACTGGCAGAAATGCAAGGAGAATATGAAATGATTAAACAAGAAAAAGAAAAAACCAATTCAGTTAAATTCCAAGGAAAAATGCTGATGGCTGCTGTATCTGCGATTGAATTTCTTAATGCAAAATTTGACCCTTTCGATGTTAAATTAGATGGATGGGGTGAATCTTTAAGTGAAAATTTAGATGACTATGATGATGTTTTTGGAGAATTACATGAAAAGTATGGAGGTAAAGCAAAGATGGCACCAGAATTAAAATTGCTATTTATGTTAGGTGGAAGTGCCGCAATGTTACATATGACTAATACAATGTTTAAATCCTCAATGCCAGGAATGGACGATATTATGAGACAGAACCCGGAATTGATGCAACAATTTACACAAGCGGCAGTAAATAGTATGAGTCAAGAAAACCCCGGATTTGGCGGTTTTATGTCCGGAGTTATGGGAGGAGCGCCTATGCAAGCTCCCGCGTCAGGACCTCCTGGACCACCATCCGACATGAGAAGACCGCCACAAATGCAACCAAATATGAGAGGAAGACCTGATGTTGGTATGGCAAGAGGAGTAGCTCATTTTGATGACGCAATCAATATGGAAGAAAAATTCGAACCAGTCAACATTAACAAATCGGTTAGGAGAGCCAGACCCGAAATGAAAGGACCTGGGGATATTAATGATATTTTATCTGGACTAAAAACGAAACGCGTAAATATTCAGAAACCAGACAATAAAAGTACAATAAGTGTAGAAGACCTTAAAGAAATGCATTCATCTAATTTAGATGTTCCTAGAAAATCAATACGCCAATCGCGGTCTGAAAGAAATACAATTAGTCTGAACCTTTAGATATTTTTAATCCCATTATATATTAATATATAATGGATAACATATTTATAACAACTGGAAGCAAAGAAAAATGTCAAAATTGGGAACAGTTTCAAACACCCCTGGGATTAAGAGGCAAAAAATTTAGATTCATTATACTAGCATTAGGTACGACTGGTTCTGGTAAAACAGATGCAATAAAGTATGCAAAACAATACGCCACACTAATCAATTCTGCCACTGTTCGTGATAATCAATTTGTCGATACCAATGGTAATAATAAAAAATGGATTGATATTGAAGTGTCACACGATCATTATTACACCAATAACGATGATTATAAAGATTGTATCAATGGTATATTATCTGAACATCACGATAGTGAAAATGATGGTGATGATATAATTAATAACCCCGAAACGCTAAAGTTAATACATGATTGTTACCAAACATCTAGAACAGGAAAGCTGGAAACACAAAATCAAAAAGCCACGAGAAGAGCATATGGATTTAGTGCTGCAAAAAAACGAAACAACTATACCAATCCGCGAGGACCAGCTATTCGCCTGGGTGATACTGCCGCCCAACGAAAAGCGAAATGGGCAACAAGTAGCCTTGGAGAAACATTACACGACCGTGAATTAAACAAATTTGTTGACCCACGGTATGCCATAACCACAAGACCCGAAGAAGTATTTAATGCAGATATAGTGGTTTATAAAAAACTTACCCAAGCAGTAAACAATGGTAGAAATATTGTTTATGAATCAACGGGTGTATCATTTGATACAATAAAAGAGATAATCAAACTGTCCAATAATGCTTGTTCATCAAGTAGATACAATTATATAATTATGGGTGTCGTTAATATTATTGATAAAGAAAGTAATATTGAACGTATCAAAAATAGATTTAAAAGTGATCTTAAAAAATTTAAAGTTAACAAACTCGAAAATCCCGCCCCTCAATCTCCCTCCACGCTTAACTCTGAAGAAATAGAGTCCAAGCAGAACCAAATAAAAAAAAATATTATAGAACTTATTGAATACTGTACCTGTAAAACAAAAACCATATGGCAAGAAAAACAAGACATTGGAAAAACTACAAAAGAAACCGACATATTTGGAGAGAAAACAGTTACTACATACCAAAAATATGGTGATTGTGATGGGGTTGGTATTGATTTGTTAATGTTGTTTGATCAACAAAACGTTGACCTAAGAGAATCAAAAGAGGAGAAAAAAAAAGAGAATGTATATCCATCGGCCATAATACCATTAAGCACACGGTCGCAATATTTACTTCCACTTACTAGAACTGGTGAAGGAGCAATAGTGTTTAGTGCTAATGAAAAGAAGAAAGCCGGTGCATTATTAGGAGACATCTGTACTGCAGTATCCCAACCTGCCAGTGCTCCAGAAAAAGAACGAGAAGATATGATGAAAAAAGCTTCTGAAAAACCAGACCAGTTAAAGGTAGAAGCAGATAGAATACAATATCGAAAACAGTTGCGTACCAAAATTCGAGAAAAAGGACGAGGTGGGAAGAAAACACGCAAACGAAGGAAAAAGAGAACAAAGAGAAAAACTCGCAAGAGAAGAAAACGAAAAAAACAAAAAACACGCACAAAACCACATTAATCTTTCATGGCTTCTTTCACCTCTATTACATTTGATACTTCTTTTTTAATATTTATACAATTTTTATTTCGCTCCGCATCTTGCGCTCCACCCATTGTCTCAGAACACATTTTTTGCCAAATATGAGTCAACTTATCATCGTCTAAGAAATTGGGATGTTTATCTTCCCACTCTCTTATTTTTAATATCTGTTTATGTGTAATTTTAGCTATAGAATTATCAATTTTCGAATGTTGGTTATCTTTTTCCCACTTATCCTCTTCTTTTACGTAAAATTGCATTCGTTTCTTATCACTACAATGGATTGGTCTTTCTTTTGGATCCATATTCTGTAATTGTTTAACAAATATATTGCTAATACCTTTTACATAACCGTGTTGTTGTGTATACATTAAATCATCCAATGATATTTGTACTTTATTTACAAAATCAGTCAAGTTCATCGCATCCTTACACTCTTCATTTAAATACATATTAATAGTCATTTTGTTAGTACAGTTATTATTTACATTTACTGGTCTCTCCGCTATTTTAATCATCGCATCTGTAAGTTTTGGCAAAAGTTTTAATAATTGATATGCGCTTGTATCACTCTCTTCGGCCTTATCGATTTTAAAATTATGTTTTAATTTTTCTACTAACTTTTCTTTTTTTTCTATATTTATTTTTTGACCAATCTTTGTTTTCTTGGGGTTTTGAGTTATTACATTTATACTACTACAATCTTGCTTATGATTGATTAAATTTATTACACTATTAAACCGTGAATGACACCCTTCGCACACATACAAACACATTGAATTATTTTGTTTCATGGCACATTTATTTTTATGTCTCCATAGTGTAGTGCGACTGTTGAAATTGCATTCACAGGTTTTACATACATATTGTAATGGCATGGTGCTTGTTTTTGGTGTTTCATTTAGCTTCAAAATAGTGGCTTTTTGTGTTTCAGCGGCTGTTTTTTTATTATGTTTTTTAGTTTCGATATGTTTCAAAAAATTTGATTTTTTACTCGTATAAAAGTCACAATCTTCGCATTTAAAATTAACTTTTGGAGTTTCTATATCGGAGTTTGTTTGTTCGCGCATTTTTTTTGGTTGGTGCATTTTATATATGAAACATATAAAAAATGCCTAAATTGTTTTCTTACAAAATTATAAAAAGTTGGTTGTAGTGCTCGAAAAACAGATATTGATATTTTTCTTGTTACATATTGGAAGAGTTTCCTAAATGTGCAAAAAAACAACTATAAAAAAATACTCAGAATCTCATTTTGGACATTTTAAAATGTCCAAAACTCAAAATGTCTACCGACTTTTAACTCCAAAAACATGAGTTCCTTTTTTTCAGTGCCTTTTTTTTAGTTCTCCTCCAATAACTTTATTTTGTGACAAAACTGTCATTTTTGAAAACATATATTGATTTATAAAATAATTTAATGTATTCGAATCTCCGCGTTGTATATGTTCTGTAGAAACATATACTTCCTCTTCATCTATTCTAGTATAAAAAGAAACGTGATCTTCGTCGTCTTGGTGAATGACAAAAGCCATATACATAATATATTTATTTTATATATATGGTTCTAGGATATTTATTATACGAAGCCGTAGATTTAGGCGTTAATGTAGTAAAAATCACTTATAATGGTGCAAGAGGCGTTTATTATTGGTGGTATGATGCAGATTACCCAGAGGTAAAAAGAGAAAAACAAGCAATAGAAAACATGGAAATCTTAACAAAACGTATAGCAGAGTTGGAAAAAACATTGAAAGATAAAACTGATTAATTATTTTTACGGCGTTTGCTTCGTTTTAAGGTGTTATTCTTTCGTTTATTTCTATATTTACGCAGTGTTCTTTTGCGCCTACCACCTGACCAACCTCCCAAATTTTCACGTTTAGAACGACGAACATTTATCGTTATCACATTCTCTAATGGCGGAAAGCGTTCTGGCGGAACAGCACCATGAATACGCATATTATTTTTAGGCCATACTTCCTTCGGATAGCTCCCCGCAACAGGTCCTCCAAACATCCATTTTGCGCTATTAGGCCGAACATCTGTTAAATTTAAATATTCTGCCGGCATCCATCCTCCAACTGCCAGAGATGCTGCGGCATAAGGATTAATGTATTGAGATGTTCTATTTGCTTCACTGGGCAAAACCCAATTAATCAAATTATCATCACCATCTCTCCTGAAAGTACTCCGGAAGGGTGTGTCTACTGGTCGTAAAACACATTGTGTATTTGTTTGGTTCGTCTGTGGGTCTAAAGGGTTTCCTGGTTGAGGTATTGTTGATGCTGCATTAATTTTTGCATATTTATATTTTTGCCAAAGAGTCAAATATTGATTATATTCAGGGAAACCTGGGATGGGAAAAGGATTTACTAAAATCATCCATTCAGCCCATTTTTTTGCTTCTAATTCATAAAACCCACTTTTTTTCACCTGTTGCCAAGATACTCTAGGTCTTGGTCCTTGTGGAGGAATAGGCACAGGCAATATATTAGGTGCGAGAGGAGCCGCGCCCTCAGTGGCTGGCCAAGGATTTACACCTGTATCAACGGGTATGGCATATTGTCTTCTATTACGACTAATTAACCAAGTTCCAAACTCTGTGCCCGCTGCTGCAACTGGTAAACGGGGATAAGGTTCGAATGGTTCTAGAACTAGCTCTGGTTCATTTGCTTCAAATCGGTTGAACAATACAAATTCATATAACACATATAAACTGTCCCATTGAGGATTCGTTAATGTAGCCGTAGTTAAATTGGGTAATTTACCTTGTACCATTATAGGTTGTAAATTATTTATAGCATTTATTACATTGGGGGGTGGTGGACCAACTCCATCACCGGCAGCCCCCGCAGCATTTAAATAATTATTCATTCTTTTAAATAAAACCATAACCATTTTAGGTCTTAAAGACATTCCTAATGGAGAGAAAGGTATGGGCCAAGGTGGGGTCTGAAAACCCACTGGTTGTGCAGCATACCAAGCTAGCATAGGACCGGTCGCCGCCATAGGGGGTAAATTAATTACTGCTCGACCACCTGGTGCTGAACCAGGCAATCCATTTGGAAAAGTTACTTCTTTGCTTGTCATGGCAATTGATGGTTGTAAAGTCCAAGGGTCAAAAGGAAAACGATTACCAACTGCTACCGCAACATTCGGCCAACCCCCAGTTATACCCGCATTAAAATTCATAGATTGTCTACAATAATATTCTTGTTCCCAGTATGCCAACGCCTTTGTTCTGTTTTTGTAATATAATTTAATATTTTTAGATGTAATATCTGCAGCGGTTGCTTTTTTCATTTTCTTTTCAAATTTCTCTGAAGCAGAATCAGTAAAAATACCCGGGGCAGAATGATATTTATCAAGAGCAATTGTTTTAATATCTGACAACTGATTACTACAAAAAGAAGACGCTTTTTTAAGTTTTCCCTTTTTTCCTTCAGGTTTTGTGGTAGGTAAAGCGCGGGTAGGGTCAATCTTATTTCCTTTCCTGAATCGACCAACCAATATCACTTTAAGTACTATATACATATTTGGGTCCTGTCGATTGGTCCAATTATTTGTAATGTAAAATTTAAATGATGGTTTCTTTCCAGTTAATTTATCCAGTGATTTCGGTAAAAATTCCCATTCAAAATCACTCATTCGAAAAATTTTATCGTATTCGGTATCACCTGGGTATGCTGGATTTGGCATTGCCAATTCATTACCTTTATGAAAATGACTATCCAACCATTCTTGAAGCCTAATAGAAAGATTTATCCATTTTTTATTTTTCTCATTACGCGGCTTGCTATAAGGTGGCGTTTTATCTTTTCTAGATATTTCTGGAAATTCGAAACTTCCTTGTAATCCTAATGATTGTTGTTGATTTTGGGTTTGTGTCCGAGGACCTGTAGTAGATTCTTGTTGCGTCATTCGCGTTGAATAAAATATAGTATGTTTACCAGTAATATTTGTGGATAATTCAATAAGTAATTTATAATTATCTTGGTTTCTTCGCAATGGTTGTCTAGTAGCCCTATTAACACTTCTGGCGTTTAATTCCTTACCAATTCTTTTCCATGTTTTCGCTTGTGTTTGCCGACCAATAGTTGCACGCGCGATTTGTAAAAAATTAGCAGGAGCATCGGGTGCTGGTGGCACTGGAATTTCCCCAATAGGTGGCGCAGGTAATTGTAATTGTGTATCGGGTTTTGGCAAATCTTTCATTAATTGCAGCAGTTCAGTTTGTGATAAAGAAGGTGCTTTTGGAACTTTTGGTATTGGATTTTCATCATTTAACCATCTATACACTACCCCATGTGTAAATGGGGGTGGCAAAGGTTGTCCATCACCAATTTCTGCAGCAGCATATTCATCCTTTGCTGTTTGTAATTGGGCTGGGGTTGGTTGTGGCGGTTGTCTTGGAGCGGGTGGTGCCGGCATAGGTGTTAATGAATTGTATTGTATTAATGTAGTCATATATGTACTTATATATAACTTTTATTTTATTATAAGAGTTATATTTAATTTGCGTTTACTATCTGTGATGTCTTAAATATGATTGTTTTTGCTTTTGTTTTTTGAGTTTATTCAATATCCTAATCGCTGCATCCCCTTCTTTAGCGGTTACATATCCATCATCATTCGTATCAACTGCATTTGCATAGTTTTTTAGATAATTTGGAACAACACAATATTGACTTTCTTCATTGAACAAATGATCCGCCATTGCAACAAATGCTCCTGTAAGTAAAATTGCATAAACAATGTCACGAGTTCCTGACCACATTATAGCAAAAATAAGAAATTGTCTGCCTAAAGAATTTTTAATATATTGTTCCTGTGACTTGCTTAATTTGATAGTAATATACTTTGAACCAATATTTAACATAATTACCATCAGTCCAATAAACAAAGGATGTGTATTTAACGTGTGTAAGTGATATCTTATTCTATCAACAAATGGAATTGGACTGGTTATGAATTTTTTTGTAGTTCTCTTTACCATACTAATATAAAAAGAGATTAAATTTACAACCACATTTCTTTAAGATTTGCGAGATGGTCTTTGATATTTGCAATATGCCCAGAAGAGACAGATGTAAGTTTATTGCTTAATGTATTTTTCAAGGATGAAGCGGAATATTCATTTTTTTTACATCGAAGTGTGTTGCAATTTGTCAACGGTTCTTTATTATTCAATTTACAACTGAAAATGGCATATCCGAAAATAAGTATAAGTAAAAATATAGATAAATTGTTCATATACTATATTTTTAGAAGTTAATTTTAAAATGCAATTCCACCACCATTATTTGTACACCCATTTACTTGCTGAGATGCTGACATTTTGGCATTTAATACATTGATTTTTAACATACGCGATAATCCGATTTGATCCGTACCTGTGACTGGAAACCTTGATGGTTGTAAACTATCATTAATATTAGTATACCCCTCTTTGGGGCATTTATCTCCGCATTCGCCACATTTGCAAGATGCTGTACATTTTCCACCAGTGCAAGCACTTTCACAAGCACACTGTTTGCGTCTATTATCGGCGCCATTGAAATCATTGCAAGTTTTTTGACAAGGACCACAATCCTTTGTTGTGTTGCAGGACTCCCCAATTTTTTTACCAACAGCCCCGGGAATTATGTTTCCACCTACAAGGGATGATTTTTCGTCGCCTACTAAAGCCAATCCTTCTTTATGAGACTCTTGGAGTAAAATCATAATAATTGCTGCTAAAAGTCCAGCATTTATACCATATTGTTTAGCAAGTAATCCTACAATTACTATCATAATCACTATTCCTAAAGTGGTATTTGCTGTATTTACTAAAAATTTAGGCTTTTCGTAAACAAGAACAGCCAATAGTGCTGCTAATCCTAATTCTACATAAGTTTTCATTCTATATACATTAAATGATATTTTTTTAGGAACATTCAATTAAAAAATTATCTCTTTTCTTTATAAGTATGTCAGCTCTTGGTTTTTCATTTATAGATAGTAGTGAATTAAAAAATATAGAACAATCAACAAATAAACACTCTCGAACACTTAGAAAAAGACACATAAAAAAATCATCTAAAATTGACAATTTGCTAAACAGTTTATCCGCAACTCAGGCGCCAGTGATGGAAGGATTTTCCGGCGACCGACAACAGTTGTCTGACAGAGCAGATGATGATGGTCAATCTTTGGCAAATTTTGAAGCTTTAACGAAGGGTGTCCATATATCAAAAGATTCATATCAAAATATGCATAGCGAGGAATTAGCGCCCACTAATATCCAAGTAGAAGAAGACAACAATGATGGAAACGGGAATAGTGAAAACGGGCAATTTGGAGAGGTAACTCAAGAAAATTTTGCTCAATTAGGTCAAGTTACAAAAGATGATTATTACAAACAATATGTGCCGTATTACAGTCAACTACAAGGTTCGCAAGCAGATGTACATACTAATAAAGATGCATTAATGACAAAACTAAATTATATGATTCATTTATTGGAAGAACAACAAGATGAAAAAACGGACAATGTTACAGAGGAGTTAGTTTTGTATCTATTTTTAGGCGTTTTTGTAATTTTTGTGGTAGACTCTTTTGCAAGAGTAGGAAAATACAAAAGATAATTTATTTGGATAAAGATTTTAATTTATTAATACATTCTTTATCTGGTACCGTGTGAACTAATCGCGATTCATCACTAGACACATTAGGTCTAAAGGATTTTGATTGGTCACCGACTAATTTTCGCAAAAACTTTTTTCGCGACATAGCTTTTCGAGCTTCATTTAGAAGTTTCCTATTCATTCTAAATAAAGCAAGTATTAATTAATTAAAAACACATCCGATGAAAAGAACGGTCTGTAAGCAAAATTATACAAAAAATATGCCATTGGACACTTCCATAATACGGGCGTTTTTTTGAGTAAATGGTTAATAATATCATTATTATTAGATATATTTTCCATAATCAAAATATCAACAGGATATTCATGGTTAATTAAAACCATAGTATTACGAAAAGATTTAATGAATACATCATAATAACCAACTTTATAATAAGAAGCAATACATTCAATGCTTTGTTTTCCTTTATAACTAGTAAAAGGTGTTCTATAAATATATACCCCCACTGGTGTTTGACCTTCCATGATTAAACAAATAAATAATAGCTTTTTTGATACTAAATGTTTAATATGTGACTGTTCTGGTGTAATACAACATTTAAAATTCTTTTTAATCTCTCCAAAAAAGTGTGAAAATAGTGAAAAATTAGAATCATTTATTAAATGACAAACAATATTATCAGGTAATTCTAAATTGGGATGTTTTAAATATTTTAATGGGAAAACATGAGCATTGTACACAGTTAGTGGCACGATAAAATTAATAATACCTTCTCTCTTAAATAGAAAAACGGGTCCTGCGCCGTCTTTTCTCGCATTGTAATAATGAGAAAAAATCATTTTTTGAGCCAACCCCTTTTTTCTATCATTTTTATGAACACATAAAAAGTCAACATAATCCACCCTAACTTCATTATTGTTTAAAATTGCATTTAAGGGTCTGCTAGTCATTGCCGAAACTATTTTGGCAGCAGTTTTATCAGATGAATATCCTTTGTTTGGTGTGGTTAATAATTCAAATTGGAGAGAAATATGAGACATTCTATTATGTGCATTAAAATAATCCAGAACTGCAAATTTTGGTGGATTATATATTTCCTTTTTATTGTTTAAGAAATGTGATTTTATAAAAGTATAGAACAGTGCCTTTTTTTCAGCTGACACATCTTTAAATTTTCTAGTTAATACTTTCTCATTATAAAATTTTGTTTTAGGGGATTGACCATGTTCAATAATACCACAAGGCCAAACCCAATAAAATAAATTATATAAGTGAAAAACTGGTTGAACAGACCAAAAACGAAAACGAAGTTTTATAAATGCAATAAATGTCAAGTAGATAATTGCAATTCCCGATAATATATAAAGAATCATATATGGTATATTTAATAATTTTCTATAAATGAAACTTATTAAATATGCGTATTCAGTTAATTCATTTAAAAAGTTGATTTGATTATTCCGGTTTGTATAAAACATATAAATATTGATATTCGTATTGCACAGGCACCAAATCTATTTTTCCTTTTAAAATAAACCCTAACTCTTTGGCAATTGATAAAATATATCGTTGCGTGGGCATATACATTTTATGTACATTCTGTCGTATATGCTTTGTTTTATCATCTTTGAAAATTTCTTCGAATGTTGCCACATCTTTATCTAATTTGAAATCTCCTCTATATTGGAAATCTTTGAATTTAATTAGAGAATTGGTAATACGTTTCTTTGCATATTTCTGAGCAGAGACAACCTGTAATGGATCGGCGGAATTTAATATAGGGTCAAATTTATTTCTATTAACAAGATGTAGCACTAAATATCCTCCTGGTTTCAACCAATCATAACAGTTTGTCAAAAATTGCTTTTTATTTTTAATGTAGTAAATGGTAAAATATATGCAAAGAACATGTGTGAAGCTATCAGCTGGATACAACATAAATTCTAAAGCGCTACCTTGTTTGAATTTTAAAGTAGGATAATTTTTATTAGCTTGACCAACCATTCCTGGTGAAAGATCCAATCCAACAGTTGGATATCCCTTATCATTTAGTGCTGCCACATGTTGTCCTGTACCTGAACCAATATCGAGAATAAGACTTTGTTGTGTTGGATGAGTTGCATTTATGATTTCTCCTACTTCATACTCATTTTTAATTTTGTCAAACACTAAATCATTATAAATAGAAGCGTAAAAATTATCGTATACATCTGGACCTTGCTTCATTTCAAACTTTCGCTGTTGTATAAATCCTTCTCGTTTGGGGTTGTTAGTGATTACACAAGCAAGTAATATAAGTAAAGTTATTACAGCCATTTTACACCATAATGAACAATTGTTAAATTTTTTGAAAAGTTGTTTTATATTTTTAACTAATATGCGGAGCATTATATGTATTATTAGTATATTTTTTATATTTTCTGTATTATAATGAATGCGGTTGATGAAATTTCCGATAAAAGAGCGATTAAAGAATTCAAAGGAATAACATTTTCTAAGTATAAAAAATCAGATGCCAAAAAAGAATTACTAAAGTCTCTTGGAGAAGGTAAAATAGAACCGGCTTGCTATTGGAGTGGTGAATTTATTTGCGCAGGACATTACACAGATATATGGGAAATCATATTGGAATTTGTAGGAAAGAATATACATTTAGGAAATCCTAAATTACCAATGTATATTCAATCACGATACGATATTTTTAAAAATATTGTGATTGGTGGGTATGTAGATAATGAATTAATAATGCGAAATAATCCAAAAATACGGCAATTATTCGCAGAAATAATTTCCATATTATGTCAATCAAGAAAAAAACATCCCTTTTCTAAAGTAAAGTTTGATAAAGCGGATTTCAATATGACCAATTTATCAGAGAAATTAAAAGCACCTAATATTTCCTATGCAAATCAAATATTTATGAAAGAAGATCAAAATATATTTTTTGTCGCCATTAACGAATTAGGGTATCATCTATCAAAAGATAATTATAATGGTCCTGTAGCATGTTATTGGGTAGAATGGTTGTTAGAATATGAAAATTCGATGAAGAAGCGAAAACAAAATGTCACCTGTGGAAGAAGAAGCTATGTCCCTGTTAATAGCAAAGACCAAATGGATATTGTTTGGATGGTTTGGGATATACTATTATATGAAGCTAAAAATAAGAGCACTGGTCATATCAAGATAATTCGAGCATTATTAGATATTTTTTGCATACGGTGGAGCAGTGGAATTAAAAAACGAAGGAGATGGTTAATCTATTTTGCAATATCACTTATTACCGATAAATTTAATACTATCACTCCTTTATTTACAAATAAAAATCAAATTTCACATATTAAAGAAAAAATCAATATTATTTACAAACAAATTAAAAAAAATGAAGTTAAGCCGGCTACTGATTATTTGTTTAATAATTCATTTACAAATAATGCCAAGAATTTAGAAAATACAATATCAAAGTTAGATAAGATGAGTCAAGTGGGTTTTATTCCAAGAAATACATAATACAATTTACCAAGTTTATTACTTAAAATATTGAATTTATTATCATACATAATGAGTTCTGAAAATCAAGTCGTACCAGATACAAAAGAAACAATGCCTGTATCAACTGCGCCTCAAGAACAGACTAAGTTAGTGAATGCAACAATTGCGGACCAACATATTGCACTTAATGTATTAGTAGGATTTATTGGCGTTGCACAAAGGCGCGGGACATTTGCTTTGGATGAATCAGCTAAAATTTACGAATGCGTTAAGATGTTTCAAGGTACAGTTGATTCCAACTAGGCCATAATCTAGAATATAATTTTGTTCTTGTATCAATTGTCCAAACTGATTTGACAGTCCAGTACACAACGGCTAATCTAAATCCATTACTAGATTCTCTCATAGTAGATACAGGTATCAAGATATCTGCTACTTGTTGAGAAATTTGCAATGTTTGGTCATCGTTAACTTTTCCTATCGGACACCCTGATAGATCTAAATGTTTGGCTAATTCTATATATATATTGGGACGTCCGGTAGACTCCATATTGTGATATTCATCATAATAATGTTTTATTTTCCATCTGCATAATTTATAATAAAGTCGCAATGGTTTCATTATAAATAATTTCTTTTTCGCATCAATAATAGAAATTAATTCCTTATCCAAAAAATAAGATTTAGGGCCCGCATATGTCCAGATTTTCCACAATATGTCTTCGGGTAATCTCATTTATATAAATTATATTATATCTATTTATATAGATGTCATTTGGATTGATTTGGCGGTTGTATAAGCATAAAAAGACAAAAAAAACTAGGAAACGAAAAAAACGCAAAGATAAACGCAAAAAGACTCGGCGTAGATAATTTTATTCTACTATTATAAATGGATATATGTAGAATGTCTATCTATCTTGCTTATGCTATGGCGGTTTATTGCGCAGCTTCCTTGTATTATATAATTAGAACACGCTCCGTTGGCACACCCTTTAGAGATTCTTTGACACCTAAACAAATTAAGATTAAAAAAGAATCCGCTAATGTTCGTCGCAACATATTTTACCAAGGTATCGCAGGGTCGGCAGCAGTCTTATTTTTCTTCCAACCTTTTAAAAAATGCATTTGAATATAATTATTAGGGTAAGATTTTTTTATTGACCTTTACAAAATTCATATTATAATTTA